GACCGATATGGTCAGGAGCCCGATTGCGATTGCAAGCAGCGTCAGTCCAGCCGCAAGGAGCGGCAGCTTGGCTGCTCCTCCGAAGCCAGAAGCCTTGTCGAAAGCCAGAAGCGCTAGCGCCAGCTGACCGAACATGACTGTGAGAGCACCCATTGCCGTCGCCAGCTTGACCGGATCGATCATTGCCAGCGCGATCGCTGAGAGTGCCAGCAGAGCCAGAGCTCCCGCGATCTTGAGGATCATCGAGGCCTTGACGTTCTGCTGCATCGCCTTGAGGTTTCCGGTGAGAGCACCGAGGACTCCGTTGACGTTTTCAAACATTCCGCCAGAGAGATCGAGACTCAGCCCGTTCTTCATGAAGTTTCGGAGGGTCAACGTTAGAAGACCCAAGAAACCCGTGTTGAACATGTCCACGATCTTCGACATGTCGCCGTTTGAGAAACCGTCCCGAAGCGTGTCCACGAAGTTGCTTGTGAACTCGGAAATGGCCGGCGAGATCGAGGCGAATCCGGTGACGATGGCCTTGAGGAAGCCAAGGATCTTGTCGCTGACACTGGAACCAGCATCGCCCAACTCGGTCAGATTCTTGTTGACCTTGTCGACGGCCGGAGAGGCCTTTCCGAACTGCTCGACCACAGTGCTGAGAACCGAACCCAGCGTCTTGATGAACTGGATCGGAACCCGAAGTACACCCTCAAGACCCTTGAAGAAGTTGTTCAGTCCCTCGCCGTACTTGATTGCGTAACGCAGACCGGTTACCCAGTTGGCGATCTTGACGGCGAAATCAAGGAACTTTCCGGAACCTACACCGCCCAAGCCGAGGAGATTCTTGACCATCCCCGCGACCTTCTTGATGACGATCCATCCGATGTCGAGAGCCGCAAAGAAGCCCTGGAAGATGAGCCGAACCTTGAAGGCGGTTTTCTCTCCCATTTTGAGGCCCAACATGAAGTCACGGAAAGCCTTCGAGATCTCAGCCAGTCGAGCGCCTGTCATCGGCGGAAAGATGTCACGCATGGCGTCCTTAATCGGCTTGATTGCCGCTTGGAACGCCTCGAAACCCGCAATGAGACCGTCGATGATGGCCTTTCGACCGCCAAGAGCCTTCCAGTCCCCAATGAGCTTCTTTCGAGCGTCAGCCGAGTCGCCAGCTACCTTGCCGAATATTTCGCTGAATTTCGTGAAGGAGACGGTGGCCTCGTCGAAGTTACCGAAGACCTGTTCGAAGGTATCCGACCAGCCCGAGCCGATGGATTCCTTGAGGGTGCCGAAAAGCTGCGTCAGGGTTCGGACCTTGGTGGCAGCCTCCTGGGCCATCTTCTGCTTCTTGATGATGCTGTCGATCTGCTTGTCGTCCATGCCGAGCTGTTTGAGTTCGGTCTTCTGGGCGGCCAGCTGCTTGGCATTCATGGAACCGAAGTCGGTCGCCATGATCTGAAGGTACTTCGACATGACGTCGGCCTTGAGCCAACCCTTTTCGAGCGAGCCGTTGAAGTCCTTCTGGACTTTGTTGGCGTCGGTCCCGGTGTCCTTAAACGCGCCCATGCCATCGGCTAGAGCGACGAGGTCGGCCTGCATGAGCTTGCTACCCATGTTGTTGTTCGTCAGGGACTTCCAGTCCTCAAGCGTGACCTTGCCCTTGGACAAGGCCTGAGAGAGCTGATAGGCCGCAGCTGCGGCACCAGAAGCACTGGTTCCCGACATGGCCGCTTCGTTCGAGAAACCCTTGATCATCGCGACGGCAGGCTTGAGCTTGATCCCAGCGTTTGTAAACAGACCGATGTTCTTGGTCATGTCGCCGAAGTTGTAGATCGTCTGGTCGGCGTACGTGTTGAGCTCGGCAAGGGCCGTCGAAACGTCCTTGAGCTTCGTTCCGTCTCGCGACGTGTTTGCCAGAATGGTCTGAATGGACCCCATCTTGAGCTCGTACTCGGAGAAGCCGTCCATGATCGGGGCGACCGTGAGCGACTTGCCGAGATTGAGACCCGCATCGACGGCCTTGTTGGTGATGTTGGTCAGCGCGGTGATTCCAACGATCGACATGGCCTTGAACTTGTCCATGAGGCTATTGAGGCCGGTCTCGATGCCGCCGAAGTGAAGACGGTTGGCCCGCTGTTCGACCTGATCGAAGCCGTTCGTTCCGCCCTTGAGTGCGAGACGGGCCGTAAGCCTGTCGAGAGCGCTCATCGTGGAAGAGACTCCGCGCTGGAAGAGTCCGTTGTCGAACTTCATCGCGACGACTCTCTCGTCGATAGTTGTACTCATGCTGATTTCACCACCTTCCACACGTCGTTTGCGATTTGGTTGAAGATCGGCTGGATGGCCGGGTTGATGTAGTCGATTCCCTGGACCCATCCACCAGTTCCAGTGCCGTGGCCGTACTGAATCATGACGGCTACAGGAAAGCCGCCGTTCTCCTGATCAGAGTTGGTCCAAGCAATGGTCCAACCGCCAATGCCGTGAGTGATCTCGTACCCCCATGAAGAGGCGGTGAGTCCAGTCCGAACGGGTGTGGCAGCCGCGAGAGCCGCGACGCCCTGCTGACCGTACTTTTCGAGGATGGCGCGAATATCCAGCCTCTTCATGCGATCGAGGAAACGTTCGGTGTTCTTGAAGGAGCCTTTCGACTCAAAGGAGATCGGCATTAGGCTCCTTTTGGATCAGGGTGCCGGTTCTGTGGGTTGTGGAAACGGGGAAAATACGGGTCGAGGCGGTAGGGTCGCCATAACCTCATCGATCTTGATCTTGGTCGCGATTCGCGCAGCCTCTTCGAGACGAACGGTCTCGATCATCCGAACGTAGTCGATCAGTTGACCTGTGAGCCAAGCTTTGTAGCTTGAGGCTTTCTCGGCAAGGGTGTTGCCCGGAAAAGCGGCGACCACGCGATCGAAATGGGCCTGAGAGAGTGTCAGAGCCGGCAAGTCCGGCATGGTGTACCTTTCTGTTACGCCCAGCGCAGGGGAACGACTTCGAGAACGGGGTAGCTGACCTGGTGTGATCCACCAGATGACTGATATGCCTCCAGGGTGACGGTCGTCGTTCCCTTGAGGAGCTTGTAGGACTGCGACATCGATCGTTGAACAGCCACGGTCGAGTCGGTTGCGGACAAATAGAAGGTGTTGCCGTGCATCACGAGAGGCCATCCGGCGACGGTGGCTCCGGCGAGAACAACACTCGCACGGGTTTCACCGACAGACGCAACCATCCAGGTTTTTGCTCGGAGGTCCACCCAAACGTCAGCGTCGGCGACGAAAGTGATCGTCATACCGGATACAAGCGCCGGAGTTGTGGAGGTGATGCTGACCTGCGTGGTGTTGGAGACCGTGACCGGGTCTGGAAGTGCGGCGGATCCGACAAGAACCCACGGATACCAAGTCGTGCTGTAAAGCGCACGCTGGTAAATGTGCTTGCCATACAGACCGTAGGGCGTGTAACGTTGCCAAACCATGGTCGGGCTTGCCACGATCACTTCGAGGAAGCCCGCGAGGGTTGTCGGGTAGTTCAACGCGGTAGTGGCCTCGGCCGACTGCGCTTGTGTGAACACGCCGGCGGTCTTCATGGTGTTGAGATCCACGCTAGCGCCAAGCTCGACGCTTGCGACGAGGGCATCGGCGTAGGTCTTGGTGACCGCGTCGTCGGCAGCCGAGGGAGCGGCCGTCTTGACGTGACCGGTGGAGTCTCGGATCGGGGTGGTGTTCGCTGTTGGAGAGACACTGCCCGGAGCGGCATCCGCTCCAGCGGGACCTTGGATGCCTTGCGGTCCTACGACGTGTCCGGCGTTGATGGCCGCGCCGTTTTGCTTCTGCAGAATGAGGTTTCCGCTACCGTCAACGGAGCCGCCGACGACAGAAGCCGCCTCAATCGCCAGCATTCGAGTTGCTGTCAAACCTGTTACCGTTGCCATTGAGGCCTCCTTTCACCAAGATTGAACTTGGTACGTGTCGTCGTCCAGCTCCACGGCCGAAGGCCAATCGATCTGGAAAGTAGTGGCGTCGAGCATCTGAATCGCCTCGTCAGGAC